TATGGAATCGCCATCGGTTATGGACTGCGTTTCGGAACCTCTTCTGTAAACCCTGACACAATGAGTCTTGCAGAATTTAAGACGTGGCTTTCCACCCATCCGATACAACTTGTTGCAGAGATAAAGTATCCCACCACCGAAACAACAACACCCTACACAGAGACACAAATCTGCTCCCCATATGGAACAGAAAGCTTCGTTGATGATAGGGATGTTCAGATTCCGGTGGGGCATAAGACAAAGTATAAGCAGATAAACGACCCGGCAGAAATAATCGTTCCAAATGCCGGAAACGTTCCTTCCGCTCCGACCATTCAGCTGACCGGAAGCGGAACCGTTGGGGTATATCTCGGCAACGCGCAGGCGTTGCAGGTAAACATCCCGGAGGACGGCATCACGATCGACACGGAAGCACAGGACGCGACCAGCAACGGACAGCTGGCGAACAGAAGCGTTACGGGAGACTATGATTCCGTCAGATTACAGCCGGGCGATAATGACGTTTCTTTTTCCGGCGACTTTTCCGCAGTAATAACTAACTACACGAGGTGGGTCTGATGATTCGTTTATTCGGCACCACAGATAAAACCTATCAAAGCAACGGCGACCTTGTGATCAAAGCGTTAAAAGCCAAGGTCCACAAGGAAGACAACGGTGCTTTTTATCTTGATCTCGAGACCGGCCTGGAATACGTGGAGGAATTGACGGAGGGAAGAATCCTCGTTGTCAATACGCCCCAGGGTGATCAGGCGTTCCGGGTATCAAATGTTAAGCAAACGAAGCACAAGCTGACCACCCGGGCACGTCACGTATTCTATGATTCTATGAATTATCTAATCCGAGATTCCTACGTTGTAGACAAAGACGGCAACGACGCGCTGGACCATTTGAACGGCGCAACGGAGCCGTCTTCTCCGTTTACAACGATTTCAGACGTGACGACGATCAATTCCTTCCGGTGCGTCCGACAGTCCTTATACGAGGCATTGCAGACCGTTGTCGAGCGATGGGGCGGCCATTTAGTTATGGACAATTGGACGATCGGCCTCCGGGCATCCATCGGTCAAGACAACCAGGTCAATGTCACATACGGAAAGAATCTGCAGGACATCACCGCCCAATATGACTGGGATGACGTCGTGACTAAATTGTTGCCCACCGGATACGACGGAATCATGCTTGACGAGGTGTATCTGACGTCCGACATTCAGTATGATTTACCCTATACAAAGACGGTCGAATTCTATCAGAATCTTGACCAGGACGAGTACCGCGACGAATCCGGCAATTTGGACGAAGAAGCCTGGACGGCAGCCCTCAAGGCCGACCTCCGTCAACAGGCGACGGCGTACCTACAGGAAAACAGCGTACCGCGCGTCAATTATTCCCTGAAAGCGAACCTTGAAAAGATAACCGATGTCGGCGACACCGTATATGTTCGCGATCAAAGATTAGGGATATCTTTACTGACCAACGTCATCGCGTACGACTACGACCCAATATTAGACAAATACACCGGGTTACAGTTCGGCAATTTCCGCCGGACGATAACGGGATTTGCGAACGCGGTCACCGCACAAACGCGGCAGATCGCGGAGGAAGCGGCCGAGCCGGTAAAGGTAACGCTTCGGTCAGAATTGGAGCAGGCCACCGCGCAGATATGGCAGACGCTGGGGAATTCATACGTCATTTATGACGGCGACAAGATCCTGGTCCTTGATACCCTGCCGAAGGAATCCGCGACCAACGTCATCATGATCAATTCCGCCGGTATCGGCTTTTCTTCTACCGGCATCAATGGAACGTTCAACAGCGCGTGGACCATCGACGGCACGATGAACATGCAGAATATCAACGTCATCAATCTCGTGGCGGACATGATCAAGGGCGGCACGTTGAAACTTGGCACGAATCAGAACGAGGCCGGTATATTAGAGCTGTACAACGAGACCAACACCCTGATCGGATTGATGGACAAGGACGGGCTGAAGATGTTCGGTTCCGACGGATCGTATGTTTTGATGAACCAACAGGTTGGATTCTCCGGATACGACGCCAACGGCAACCGCATTTTTTGGGCTGATAAAGACGAATTCCACATGAAAAAATCCGTTGTTGAGGAAGAGATCACTATCGCGGAAAAGATACGTTTTATCCCGATCCAGGTCGAGGAAAACGGCGTCGTTGTAAACGATGGCATCGGCATCGTAAGCGTGGCGACATAAGGAGGACAAATGCCAAGCACGACTTTAACATTATCAAGCGGCGTTTCGTATGCACCTTATGGAACGCTGACGGTGACGGAGACGGGAACGTCGGCGACCGCTAACGTTTCGTATTGTGACGCCGTTCTGACCCTTCACCGGCCTTATTCGATATCGTCATCCGCCACCAAATCGGCGTCAATGACCATCGACGGCACGACATACAGCTGGAGCGGCACGATCGGCGGGCAGGGCGACCTTGTTCTGATTTCCCGGTCAATCACCGTTCCGCACGGGGACGACGGAAAGAAAACGATCAGCCTTTACGCGTCCATCACGCTCGATATCAACTGGGGCGGAACGCAGATCGGCACGATTCAGAACAGCGGGTCGTTGAAGCTGACCGACATCTCCCTCCGCCCGAGCGTTACGCAAGCGTTGACGTCAAAGACGGAAACATCGATCACGATGTCCTGGGAGTCAAACAAGACGATTGACCGCGTTTGGTATTCCACCAACGGCGGGTCGTCCTGGTCTTCGCCGATAAGCGCGAACGCAAAAAAAGGTTCCTACACCATCACAGGGCTGACGCCGGGGAGCACCTACAGCATCGTCACATCGCTCCGGGCGTTGGATACACAGCTATATACGAATTCCGACCCGATGTCGGTCAAATGTTACTGGTACCCATACGCCAACGCGATGCCGGACTTCGCGATCGGCGACCGCGTGACCATTGGCATTTATAACCCGTTGGGCAGAACGTACTCCGTCACGATCACGTTTGCAGATGGAACCACCCACACCCTCGGGCAGACATACAGCGGAAACAGCGTTTCCGGATTCCGCGATTCGTCATGGATTCCGCGATGGTACAACAGCATTCCGCGATCCAAAAGCGGAACCTATAAGGTTACCGTAACATACGATTCGCATTCAGACACGGAGGACGGCGGAACGTACACGATCAAAGAGGCGGACTGCAAACCGTCCATTGGGACGCTGACCTATCAGGACACCAACGCGACAACGCAAGCCTTGATTCAAGACAATCAAAAGATCGTTCAAAAGCTGGGTATCGTCAGATATACCGCGTCAGGCTTGGCCACCCAGTACGGCGCGACCGTATCAAAGGTGGAGGTCAAGGTCAATAATACTAATTATACCTTGTCCGTTTCCGGAAGCAGCGCGACCGGAGGAAACGCAACGATCGATTCGTCTACCAACGTGACCGCCACGGCCACGATCACGGATTCCCGGGGCGTGACCGCCACGAAGACGGTCACCGTTCAGATGCTGGCATGGGAAAACCCCTCCGCCATCGTTAATGTTCAGCGCGTGGCGAATTATTACACCGAAACGAATCTCTACGTTGATCCGACCTTCTCGAGCATGGGCGGGAAGAATTCCGTATCCATCGCATACCGATACAAACAGGTCGGGACATCCACCTGGACGGCCTGGACAACGATGACGGGAACGACCGCCACGTTCCAGGCGGACAATAACCAGCGGTGGGACGTTCAAGTCAGAGTGGCTGACGCGTTCGGCGCAACGACCACGATCAACGCGACACTTGGAAAAGGTATACCTTTGATGTTCTACGATGCCCTCCGGAGCGCGTTGGGCATCAACTGTTTTCCGCAGACCGACGAAAGCCTATGGCTGAACGGAGAAGAGATCAAGCCGAGCGAGATGCTGAGATGGGACGATCTCGACCAATTCGGTCATTTATATCCGGACGAAGTGCATTCTACAGGGTTGGGCAATTCTCAAGGAATGGCCTGCGACGGTACGAACATCTATCTGACCAACCGTGGAAGCGTTGCGAACACGACCCCGATGAAAGTCACAAAGATGGCCCTTAGCGACTACACCATTGCGGGAACATACACCCTTTCGACGGGGCATTACAACAGCCTGTACTATTACGGCGGAAAGCTGTACGCATCCGGGGCGGCGGTATCCACAGGAAACAACGTAGATTATACGAAAGTCGCAGTCATTGACGCCTCGACGTTCGCCGAGACCATCAAGACCATGCCGAACAACTGGGGCGTCGGTATCAGAGACTTCGGCACCAGGGGAACCGTGACGGCGTTTTATATCCCGTCAACGCGGAACATATCTTATTATGCTGCATACAATTCCGGATCTGAATCCTACCAGGTGCCTTTGACGGAGGTCACTCTTGATTATACGGGATGTACTACCGTGCAAGGGTCGTTCCACATGACAAACGAGTATCTGTGGGTTTTGGAATCCGCATACAACGAAGCTACTCTTGCCTCCGGCCATCAGGTCGTTCGGTGCTTCAGCTATAGCGGGACGCTGATAAGATCCTTCTACCTTGAAGAAACGAACAACGAGGAATTGGAGGATCTATGGGTCTCCGACGACAACAAGACGCTTCTGATAAACGACGCGAAAGGGAATATTTACAAATACACCCTGCCGACGTTATACAGAACGCTTTCGTCATCCATAGCGGAAACGGGAGCTTTAAAGGTCGGCCAATATAAGCACGTTTACACCATGCCCTCTCCGCTGGATACAAAGAAGACCTATACAAGATCCGGAAGCACATATACAGCGTATTCCGTCGCGGTTTTGTCGGATTACACGTTTGCATCAGAGATCGGATATTTTGAAACGCCGATGCTCCGGATCAATGGCGGCCTGTGGGCCGGGAATCTGACGGCTCCGCTCGGAACGATATCCTTCTCAGGATCGTACGAATGGGCAGGCGGCGGCGTTATGAGCTGGCGGTTTGAATTCACGAGAAGGACGTCGACCAATTACGAGTATTATCTATCACGCGCGAGCGTCAGGATCAGAGACTCCTCGACGAACAAGGAATATAGCGAGACATCGACGGACGGAGACCTGAGCGACACATCAAGCGGAATCGGTAAAATGTTTAACGATCTTTATTCCGCCGGGTGGATGTTCGGCGACTTCGGAATCGACAGCCTAACCTATATCGTTGGAGTGCCGAGATCCAGCACAAGCCTCGGCTTGATATAAGGAGGGAAAAATGGAATCTATCACTCTCGGCCAGCTTGCCGCCGGAGCCGCGTTTTTAGTGGCCCTGATTACGGCAATCTCGGCTCTTATGAATCAGATGAAAAAATGGATTCTGTCTACCGTCAAGTCAGAGGTTGACCGGCTTGACGGGAAAATCGACGCCCAGGGCGAAGTCCTCCAACTTATGGAGAAGAACCGGGGGCGAGATAATGCTGACAATGCCAGGAGAGGAATCCTGACATTTAACGACGAGCTTCTGCGGGGCAAGATGCACAGCAAAGAAGCGTTTGATCAGACCCTCCGGGACATAGACGCATATGAGCATTACTCAAACGCCCACCCGGACTATCCAAACAACCAGGCGATGATGGCCATCGCCAATATCAAACGGTGCTATCAGAGATGCACCGAAGAAAAGACTTTCTTAAGCTGACAAGCGCACCCTTCGGGGGCATGATCGATAGTCTTCCTCCTTTCTCGGAAAGGGCCGCCCTTCGGGGCGGCCTTTTTCGTATAAGAAAAAAGCCTGTTTTAATGGCAACAAATTGGCAACAAATAGGCCAATAAACCGCATAAAACAGGCGTTAGATGGTTATATCCAGTATAAATCCGATGTCAATCCCCGGATGCCGCTGAAACAGTGGGAAAACCGCTTATTCAGCCGCTTCCGGGGCTTTTTTAATGTTTGGAAATTGGTGGGAATTTGTGCGTTTTTTGTGAAGTTATGGCAACAAAGAACCACAATCTATCTTTTCAATCTCTTTTCTGAGATCCTCAAGATCGAGATGGGCGTATACCTGATCATGGACATCCTTCCCAAGAGAGTGGCCCATCATGGCCCTCTGAGCGAGAGGCGTGACCCCGAACCTGTCGCACAAAGCTTTAAACGTGTGACGGCAGTCGTGGGGCGTGTGGTCCTCGCTCAGATGCTCCGCACAAAACTCATGGAAGCGTTCGCCTTCCGTCTTCATTGAATTCTTATACATCTTGAAAGGGAGGAATCTGTAGAGATACGGATGGATTGGAACGTATCTTTTCCCTCCGTATTTTACACCACCGTAGAAGTATCCGTCCTTGATGCTGACCTTCATGTCTTTATAAGCCGAGAACCGGAAGCCTGACAAACAGTTGATCACGATCGTGATGGCCTCCTTGTCGCCTTTGTTCGCCAGGTCGAATATTATCGCCAAATCTTCCCGGGAGAAAGGAACACCGCTCTCGATATCCTTCGCCCTGTCGGGGATCTGAACCTTCGAGGCCTGGTTGTTCCGGACATACTCCCGATCGACCGCATATCCTAATACCTGCTTGAGAGCCGCAAGGATCGCGTTGAGGGAAGCCTTGCCGAAGTCGGCTGATAGGTCATTGACCACCGATTGGATGTTTATGTTCTTGACCGAGGTGATGTCTTTTTCCATCAACGGGTCAAGGTTCTTCCTGGCGAATCTGAATTGCCGTTCCAGGGATTTGGAAAACTTCTTCGGAGCATTCTCGCCGAAACGGAATTCGATGAATTCATCCCACACGGAGGAAAGAGGCCGTCCGACATTCTGCTGAGAAATATAGGCGTAATCTCTCATGATCCGCTCGGCCAACTCGGATAGCTGCCTCTCATCTCGTTCCATCTTTGCAAGCCTTAACTCATCGCCGGGCCTGTAAGTCCCTGCTTTGTAAGATACTAATACCGCAAACCCTGTGTACCAGTCCGGAACATAGCACAGGGCTTTCTTGTACGCCAAGTAACCGCTTCCGCCCAGCTCATACTCCGGCGGATAGACGGCGTAGGGGTTCGATCTGCCTTCTCCTAAGTATTTGATCGAACCGAAACCACGTTTTAGGCGTGGATGATTATCTTTCATGTCGTCACCGAATCTTTCGCAAAGTCCGCAAATGCGGACACCCATTTTGTTAGACTTCAATCCATAGGAGGGGTTGAAGATGTATAAAGAGAGAGTATTACAGATGTTGGAGAATCTACCCGATGATTCCCATGTTTGGAAAATTATCTATACTGTCTTAATTTTTAGAATGTGAATTTTGAGAAAGACCTCACTTATGTGAGGCCTTTTTCAATTCTTCCTCGATCATCTCGTTCAGCCTTGCGATACCCTCATCATTGAGGGTTACATACCACTTGATGACCATCTTCAGCACCTGGGCGGATACATCCGTCTTTAATGCCAGCCGCTGGAAGATCTCTTCCTCTTCGTCCGTGGGGAGATTGTACATCTCGCCCTCGCCAGTCTCCAGCCATTCCTTATTGACGTTGAATTCTCGGGATATCAGTTCTATCGTCCGTGGCGATGGGGATAAGATGCCGCGCTCCATCTGAGAGACCGAACTAAGCCCAAGAGAAACGCGGGCCGCAAATTCAACTTGATTCAATTGGGCATCCTTCCGGACCTCCCTGATTCTATCGGCGATACTCATGTCGTCACCTCCTCCTTGCGAGAATGATTATAACATAGATGTCGCGTTGTGTCAAAAGAAATACGCATAAACTGCGCAATTTATTGTTGACAAAGCGCATAAAGTGCGGTATTATACTAATAGTAAGTGCTTTATGGCACTGAAAGGTTCTCAAGAAACAGCCCGGCGACCGAGAGGCGGTCTATGCTGGCGGTCAGCTCGTCAGCACCGGGGTCAGGGCGAGGGTCTGTATACCTCCTTAGAAGAATGATGCTCCCTCATACAAGTACTGTTAAGCATGAATTATCCCTCGCCCTTTTTAAACAAGAAAGGAGATTTATGAAGAAGAAAAAGAACGAGCTGAGCGAAAGAGATCAGGCCATCCTTACGACAGCGGAGAAGCTGAAAGCACTGGATGATGTAACCCTTAGGATGATCGACGAAAAGGTCGGAATGATCCGTCAGATTTCGGAGATGTACAAGAAGGAGATCCTGGAACGTGAGCGAGAGATTATCAATCAATGAGGTCGCTGAGATCATCGGCGAGTCTCCCTGGGTGATCCGGAACAAATGCCGATTTGAGGCATACGACCCTCCGATCTGTCGGATTCAGAAGAAGAAGGGAGGCAAACAGAACAGATACGTTTTTTACAAAGACATGGTTCTGAGATATGTAGGCAAAAAGTAAAAGGACCGCCTCGGGTAAGACGGTCCAGGAAATGGGGAAAAGTCCAATTGGTGACGACTCTTCCCGAAAAGAATATCACTAAAGGAGAAAAAAGTCAATGAAGCTGCTTAAAGAATTAGGAATGATGGTAGGTATCTTTTCGGTATTGATCGGAGCTTGTGTTCACGAGAATCCGGTCATCACTTTGATCTTTGTTTTGGTCGGCGGTCTGATGGCTCTGCCGGGAATCATCGAGGCGAACAGATGCTGACGATCGACAAGGCCGTCCTCCTGTCTGAGGGCGAATATGAGACATTGAAGGAAGCGGCGAGGATGTACAGAGAGTACAGGCTCACCAGGAAGGAAGTGGACGCGATGATCCACGCGATCCGCGTCATGAAGATCAGCCAGGCGAAGGGAAGAACATCCAAAGAAAAGCTGGATATGCTCGACACCCTGGTCAACTTAAGCAAGAAGCTGGAGGGATACCGTGGCAACGTTTGAAGAGATCAGGAAGGCGAACGAAACCATCCAAACGATGGACGTGAAGGGACGCGAATATGCAATGGTTCATCAGCGGATCAAGGCGTTCCGAATGGTCTATCCGATGGGATACATCAAGACCGACATCGTGGAGCTGAAAGACGGAGTGGTCACCATGAAGGCCACGGTCGGAGTTGGAGACATGATCCTGGGGACAGGATACGCCCAGGAAAAGGAAACATCATCCTACATCAACAAGACCTCTTTCATCGAGAACTGTGAGACATCCGCCTGGGGTCGCGCGTTAGGAGCGGCAGGATTCGGAATCGACACATCGGTCGCATCTTACGAAGAAGTGGCGAACGCCATCAAGAACCAGGCAGACGCCATCCAGCAGGCACCCGCTTCCAAGGAGCAGATAGCATACATCAAGGCGAATTGCTCCGAGGAAGAGTTAGCCAGGGCGATCAAGAAATACGGCACCCTGGAAGATATGCCCGAGTCAGATGCTCAGAAAAAGATTATGTCCATCAATAAAAACAAGATCAAGGAGATTGAACAATGAAGAAGTGCGAGATTTACAGATTAGATCCTACAACTAAGCAGACCGAGGTCATTACCCTCACCGACCAGTATGGACTCCTTCTCACGGAGACCATCCGGATGATCAACGAGGCAGAGGACCCGGTTTTTGTTTGCATCGGTTTCGGCGAGAGTTCGGTCCTTCTTCCGAAGGGCGAGATCCAGTACATCGTCACAAGTGAGGTTAAAGATGTTTGAGATCCCGAACGAAGACCGCCATTGGGAGCGGCTGAGAGAAGAGCTGGAAGCGGACTTTTGGGAAGACGAAGACGAGGATGACATCCTTGCAATTTTGGAGGATTTAGCGGATGAACTGGACAGCGAATGAGAATGTCATCGAATGGATGAGAGGCTCAGATCTCGCTTACATCACCCTATCGGAACCGAAGCAGATAAATCGAGTCTATCGACTCCAGGAGAAGAGCGATCAGGTCGAGATCCTCAAGCGACCGGAAGAGAACGACGGATACTTATACGCCAAGATCCCGGTCGCGTTCATCCGCTTATTCGCTCCGCCGAAACAGAGCGAAGCGAAGAGGGAAGCGGCACGGTTGCAGATGGCTCGGCTCAAGGATGCGAACCGGGCAAAAACGACAGAAAAACAGGAGGAAACATGAATCGAGTAGAATTGCTTGGGCGGCTCACAAATGAGCCGGAAACGCGATATAACAGCGATTTGGCCATCACTCGATATACATTGGCCGTCAACAGAATGAAGAAAGGCGAGGCCGATTTCATCAACATCGTGGCATTCGGCAAGGCCGGAGAATTCGCCGGGAAGTATTTCCATAAGGGAATGCAGGTCGCCGTCTCCGGACGGATTCAGACCGGATCATACACCAACAAGGAAGGCAGAAAGGTCTACACCACGGATGTGGTGGCAGAGCACCAGTATTTCGCGGAATCAAAGAGAGAGCCAAGCAAGGACTTCACACCGACAGAGGAACCGCTTCCGGAAGCCTTCGAGGTGGAGCAGGCCCAGCTTGATGCAGACCTGCCGTTCTGATGGAACTGTACGAAGAATTAAGCGAGAAGTCGAATCAGTTGGATGTATCTGTGAAGCGTCTGAGGCGATCCGGCACGGAATACGCAGAGGCGGAAAAGAACTACAAGATCACCCTGCGGACGGAGGTCCTCAAGCTTCGGGAGCAAGGATGCGCGGTCGGGATCATCGACAAGATAGTCTATGGAATCCCGACCGTGGCCGAAGCCCGGTTCAAGCGAGACATCGCTGAGACCGTGTACGAAGCGAATAAAGAGAGCATCAACGCCCTCAAGCTACAGATCAGATTGATCGACGCTCAATTGTCGAGGGAGTGGGGACAGGCTAAATGATCAAGAAGATTGAAGGATGGCCATACTACATAACAGACGAAGGCCATGTTTTCGATATGGATGGCAATGCTCCGAACAAATGGATGCAGGACGGAAAGCCGTTCATATGGTTAAGAGACGGAGAAAGGGCGTCAAGACGGAATCTTGCCAAGCTGACATGGACGGCCTTCCGTGGCGAGATCCCGATCGGGATGAGCGTATCTCCGATCAATGGCAAGTATACAGACACAAGACTTGCGAACCTGGAAATAAGGCCGAGCAATCGGAGGCAGAATCACGACGTCGGTGACGGCCCGGAGATGCCTCCGATCAAGGACATTGACGTCAACGGAGCGATGAATTTACTTGTGGCGGCGATCAGACAGGCGGCGAAAGATTCAAAGTCAAAGAATGCGGCGACAAGGCAATGGTCGAAAGAGTATCTTTACATCGTCGTTCCGAAGATGCTGGACATCCAGGTCAAGGATATCGACAAGATTGTGGAGCACTTCACCGGAAGGAAAAGAGTCAGGCAGCTTCGCAAACCGAAAGAGGTCAGAGACAGAGAGAGATGCAAGACCTGCCGATACCGTCAGAGACTGGGGCACAACGTTTACTCCATGTCTACGATCTGCGGGTATTCAACATTCACCGGGAAGATGAGAAACTCATCCCCGGAAACTTGCGACAAATATGAGAGGGGTGAGAGCCTTGCCTATAAATTCGCGAACAAAGGGCGCGCGTTTCGAGCGTGAGTTAGCCAGTAAGCTAAGAGCGGAGGGATATGAATGCAGACGCTCCGCCCAGTATGCAGGGAACACAGGGGAAGCGGCCGATGTGATCGGCCTCCCTGGAATCCACATTGAAGCAAAGCATCAGGAGACGATGAGGCTTTACGATTGGATGGCTCAGGCTGTCCGCGACTCAAAGACAACTAATAACCTCCCGGCTGTGTTCCATCGGAAGAACAACGCCGACCTTCTCGTCACGATGCGCTTCGAGGATTGGATACAAATCTACAGAGAGTGGGAGATGGGACAGAGATGAAACAGACAGAGAGAATAGAGCAGTACATGAAGGACTTCGGAGGCATCACAAGGATGGACGCAATGAGGGACCTTGGAATCCTTAACCTTCCGGCCAGGATCAAAGACATGAGAGAATCCGGGAAACTGATCCGGAGCGAAAAAATCAAGGTTAAGAACCGCTACGGCGACGCCGTGGAGTTCGTTCGGTACAAGCTGGAGGCCACCGAATGAAGCCAGGCATGATTCTTTATCGGGAGGAGCTGATGATGCTCCTCATGATGGACGAGAAGGATGCAGGCGAGGCAGTCAGACACCTCGCCCGCCGATTCCTCTTCGGCAACGAACCGAAAACGGAGAATCAGAGGGTCGACGACTTCCTTCAGATCGCCTTACCAAAACTCGAAAAAGACGAAGCATCGTATGAGCGAAAGGTAAGCGCAGGGCAAGCAGGAGGCAAGCAAAGCGCAAGCAAACGTCAAGCAGAAGCCAAGCAAACGTCAAGCACAAGTCAAGCAGAAGTCAAGCAAACGCCAAGCAAAAGCCAACTGAACAAAGGAACAAAGGAACAAAGGAACAAGGAACAAGGAACAAAGGAACAAGGTAGTGGTATAGGCGCGACGCGCACCTTCCGACCGCCCACGCTTGAAGAAGTCAGGGCATACGTTGAGTCTCGAGGTAATCGGATCTCGGCTGAACGATTCTATGACCACTATTCCGCAAACGGGTGGAAAGTGGGCAGGAATCCCATGAAGGACTGGAAGAGCGCGGCGAGGAATTGGGAGCGCAATGAGTTTGCTGACAAAAAGCCGAAGGACGCCAACGCCGATATGCAGACCCATGGATGGGATTATGACGCGTTAGAGGCTCAGTCTATCGCTCAGACACTGGGGGTGATTTGATGAGTTCAATCTTGCAGATCGAGAAGAAGTGCGCTCTTTGCGAGACCACTCGGAACCTGGAAAAGCACCACGTCATGCACGGCACAGCCAACAGGAGACTCGCTGATCAATACGGCCTGTGGATATGGCTCTGCCCGGAACATCACAGGGGAAAGATGAGTCCGCACCACAATGCAGCCATCGACCAGGCGTTCAAGATGGCGGGGCAAAAGGCCTTTGAAGAGATCTACTCACACGATGAGTGGATGAGAGTGTTCGGGAGGAATTACCTGTGACGAATTCAGAGGGCTATAGAGACCCGACCGCTGAGAGGGCGATCGGAGAAGCAAGCAGGAAAAAACCGAATCCCAGGAAGAGGTTGGTGTATGCGATCTGCGACCTAATCGACTTTTGGGAGAAGGGCAAAGCCAACGAACGGATACGAAACCCGGAAGCCTGGGCACTGTATCAGACATGGCAAAAGTACAACGGAGGACAAGGAAATGGGTGATATAAGGGTCATCGTAAAGAGACCTAACGAGATATACGGTCACACCGTGAACATCTCGAACGACCTCAAGACGTTCCAGGGAATCGTTGAGGGCTACATCGAGACTATCACGATATTGAACAATCCACGAGTCATCATGGTCGTGAACGACGAGGGGAAGCTACAAGCCCTCCCGGAGAACTTCACGATCGGGTCATGGATAAAAGACACCATCCACGGGACGGTCATCCTGTGCGGAGCGGAAGGCGAAGAGTTCTCTGACGTTCCGATCGACATGACGACCTGGAAGCGGATGCTTGTGCAGTGGGGGAATTGAGCGATGGCGAGAAGAAGAAAGCCTTGTGACTTCTGTGAAGATAACAACTATGGCGATTACATCGAGCACCGGAACGGATATTGCCTGTGGTACGAGTTCTATCCGTTCAATCAAAACCTGAGTATCATCTGCCAGGCAAACGACGAGGAAGGGAACCTCATCGAGGACGCGATCACGTTCGACGTGAACTACTGCCCTGTGTGCGGGAGAAAGCTGGCAGATGAATGAGAACGTCGCGGGAGGAATCCAGCTCGATCTATTTGATCAGCTTGCAGACGTCAAAGAGTTTGAGCCTTTGCGAGAAGTTGCCGCAAGGGCGGCACCGTACTGGACGACATCGAAGCGGGAACTGGTAGAGCTATGCGACCCGGACCCGGACATAAGCGAATGGACAAAAGCGGTCAGAGACGAATATTGTCCGTATGGTTTCGCTGGCTACTACGGCGGAGACGGAGAAGCGAACAGCTTGAAAAGCTGGGAGATGAAACCGCGGACCATAAAGATTGAGTACTACGACAAGCGCGGAATCAAGCAGACGATGATCGCGAGCTGGGCGGACTTCGCAAGGGAGATCGCGGATCTGATATGGAGGGGTGAATATGGCGAAAGTATACATATTGACGAGCGGAGCATATAGCGATTACCGCATAGAGGCCGTAAAGCTGGACAAAGACCAGGCGGAAACGTTAGAACGGATTCATACAGACTGGATCATTGAGGAATACGACACGGACGATATAAAGATACTGGAAAAATATCGATATTACGTTTCCGTCGGAGATAATGGAGCAGTATACGCAAACATTCCATACTTCGAGCGGCCTGATATGGTATTAAATCACCCTCGTTATTACAAGGCGTGGGAATGGCGACATAATGGACACTGGGAAGTATACGTCGAAGCAAAAGACGCCGAACATGCCAAAAAAATCGGCTTTGATCTAATCGCGCAAGCAAAATACAGAAAGCAAATTGATGAAGCGGAAAGGAAAGAAGAATGAAGATATTTACAGAAAAAGGATTCCGAGAGGAACTGAAAAGAAGAAGAGAAGAAGAAGAGGAATCAAGGTGGATGCGTGAACGTTTCCATGAACTGGAGCGCAAGGTCGAGTCAATAGAAATAACTATAGAAAAGATGCGGTACAACCTTTCCGCAGAAAGGAAAGAAGGATGACAGAAACTTGCTTTTACTGTAAATGGTTTGCGATCAAAATCATACTGAATGGATATCATGGCATTTGCAATAATCAAAAACAAAACAAATGGTATCACAGGTTAAACGAAACGTGCGAATATTTTAATGAGAGGGAGTTCGCAGAAAGGAAAGAAGAATGATTAACGATCCGCTTTGGGGGAAAATCAAATGCGTTGATGCGAAAAAGCTTGAAGAGTTGCTTAAAGAGATCAAACCAGAGATACGTTGCAAGGACTGCAAATATCTTTTCAAGGTAAAAAACGGCGTTTTTGTAACATACGGGTGCGAACGTGACTGGTGCTGTTATGCAGAAAGGAAAGAAAAATGAGAAAGTGGAGTTTGTATGAGATTGAAAAAATGCTTGATGGTATGATAGGTGGAACCGAACCAGCTGCAGATAGCATGATAGATAGTATTGTCAAAGATAATGTGGAAGTCATGACAAGCGTTATTGATTGGTGCTTGAGTGGTATGGAAAGGACGGCAAGCTACCGCAAGAGCAATTATGAGAGTGCAAGAGAAATAGGAGAATATGCGTATTCGGCGATGCTAAACTGGAAAGAATGGCTTGCCGAAGTAGAAGAGGAGTATGCATAATGGATGATTTAATCAGCAGACAGGCGGCCATAGATGCACTATGGAAGGCACTGTATGAGTATGAGGACAAGACAGAAAAGCAATTTCAAGAATCAGATGAGTTGGATGTCGGAGACTGGATGCAACATCGTATTTTTGTTCAAAATATGAGCGATATAGACAGGCAGACCATACTTGCTTTGCCATCCGCAGAACGTGATTATAAATTCAATGAGTGGTGTACAGACTGCAAAGAATATGACCAAGAACGGCATTGTTGCCCAAGGTTTAATCACGTGATTCGGACAACTTTGCAGGAGGTACAGGAAAATCGGAAGAAGGGAAAGCTTCTGAACGCAAACCCGGTTGGAGAGTGTTCCGTTTGCGGATGGTTAATAGACTACAGAGATGAGTTTAACTTTTGCCCTAAATGCGGATCAGATCTGAGGGGAGAAAAAGATGAAAAGCTATGAATGGTGGCTCGGCAGAAAGAAAAGAGTCCGCAAGAAATATACTCTTTTCCTGGGTAAGTATATATCACCGAAAGAATTGAAATCGTGGTACAAGGAATGGCAAAAGGCAAAAGAGAGGGCGAAGAAAAATCGCCGAGTTATTGAGAAAGGGCTGAAGAATGAGACTGATAGATGAAGATGCATTAAAGGCGGCATTGGTTCCGCTTTGGAATTGTCATGATGACACGACATTTGCTAATAGAGTTGTGTGGAGAGAACTTGAAAACGCTCCTACAATTGATGCGGTTCCTGTGGTAAGATGTAAGGATTGCATGTACAAGGCCGGAACGGAGGACGGCGAGTATAATCCAGAAGACATTGTATGCACATATTGGATGTCGGACGGATTAAACGAGGATGACTATTGCAGTTACGGAGAGAGGAAAGAAGAATGAAAAAACTCAAAAAGAAGGTTTGTCTTTATAAGGCAATGCTTGTAGAAATTTTGGAAACCTTATGTTCCATTTGCCTGTACCTGGAAAGAGCTGGGATATATACCCAAAACCAATATCGTGAATGTATGAGATCCCACTTCACTATGCTGAAGAAATTCTCACGTTGCTTAATGGAAGAATTGCCGGAAAGGAAAGAAGAATGAACGACAAGGAGACACTGAAATGCAATCGGATCATTGACGCCGTGGAACTCGACAGGCATCCAGAACTTCTTCGATACATCAAGAATCGGATGGATTCAGATGTTGGCGAAGAGGTGATGCACAGGATTAGGGATAACGGAGAATACATTGTTCGTGCGAAAATTGAGGAAGAGCAATTCAAAGAATTCTCCGCAATGAACATTACAGAGACCGTTGAAATCACAAGGTTGATTCGGTGCAAGGATTGCATGTATTGGGATAAGTCCTGGCAGACTATCGAGGGATGCCACTATTGTGGAATGATTGATAAGCAAACAGAGGGCAATTTCTTCTGTGGTGATGGCGAAAGGGAAGAAGAATGAGTAGATTCGATGAGGAAAGAGGAGAAATAATTCGCATCCTTTACTCGATTCTTGATTATGCAAGGTTTGGGTATAATGTTAGTACTTATAATTCGTGCAACAATTGCGGAAAATATGATTGCCAACACAAACCGGAATGGGGAGATCAGGTAAGATGGAACTGCCCACTATGGGTGGCGGAAAGGAAAAAAGAATGAGTGAGTATATTGTTCCGATTGATGACTTAAAAGCCATAGTTGAAGGAAGAGATATAGAGCATGACTTAAAAATTCTTGTTCGGTGCAAGGATTGCCAATATTATCGCATCCACACCTTGTTTGGAAGATCACAAGGTTGGTGCGAGAGACTGTGCGATGAATTTGATCGGTCTATGGCAAGAGAAACGAATGAAGATGATTTTTGTTCCAGAGCAGAAAGGAGAGAAGAATGAGCAAGGTAATTAAACACATAAAAGCATGGAACATTTGGAGAAAAAGAAGCTTAGATGGAAAAATGTACAAAGTGCTTGTACTTCTTGGCTTATGTCACTCGCCAACGTTTGAGATATTGGAAAAATGGGGGTAGGGGATATGATTCTTGTATGGCTAATCATAGGCATGATGATTGGGATCACGATGATGGCGGCCATTAACGTGGCAGTCGACAGAGAAACCGAAGACAGAGAGCAAGAGGAGTGGATAAAAGAATGGAATACTACTCAACGCACATCAGACACAGAAGAGAACTCTTCGAAGCATTAAAAGAGCATTCGAAGATAGTTGACGAAAAGGTCGAGCTGTTCCAGCGGACACAGCCGTCGAGCGTAGACATGGGGAAGGTCGGGCGAGGAACATCAACCGGGACGGACAAGGTCGATTCATATCTCATCAAGAACGAGGAGCGTCAGGTCGACGCCCGGCTGAAAGCATCGAAAGAGATATGCGAAGAGATGATCCGCAGACTGGACTACGACGAGAAGATGGTCAGGATGTCATCGGAAGCGGCGGACCGGGTCTATGCGTTGAGATTCCTGGACAGACTGAGCATCGGAGACATAGCGAGCAGGTTACACTACGATCAGAGTTATATTTACAAGATCGTCAAAAAAATCGAGCAATCGTAAAAGAGTCCACTCCAGTCCACTCCAGGCCACTCCACGCCACTTTTCAAGGCTTTTAAAGCTAAATGATTAGTGGTACAATTACGATAGGATTATAGGCATCGGGAGACCGGTGCCTTTTTACGTGGAGGATAAAAAATGGACTGGAGAAGAAAGCTTACATCCCGCAAGTTTTGGATGGCGGTGGCGTTATTTGTGAGCGGCATCCTGACCGCTGTCGGAAGCGATCAGGGGGAAGCGGTCGCTGGTCTGATCATGCAGGGAGCGGCTGTGGTGGCTTACATCATTGGCGAGGGTTTGGCTGATGCGGCGAACCCGTCGATATTCGTGGAGGCAGACGATGAAGAAGACAGTATTGATTGACGGCAAAGAGGTCGAGATCGACCTGATCACGGCGAAGGACCTGCCGAAGGAAACGGAAGAAGAATTCGAGGGCGACAAAGATGAGTAATTCAAGCTTAGTTAATTACACAAAGATCTCGCCGAACCGCACGTCTCCGAGAAACCACAAGATCGACACGATCACCATTCATTGTGTGGTCGGTCAATGCACGGTTCAGACGCTGGGCAACATCTTCGCGCCGACATCGCGCCAGGCGTCCAGTAACTATGGCATCGGATACGACGGCAAGATCGGGATGTACTGCGAGGAGAAGGACAGATCGTGGTGCTCTTCCAGTGCGGTGAACGACAACAGAGCCGTCACGATCGAAGTGGCCTCCGACACAAAGGAGCCTTACGCGGTCACGGATGCGGCTTATAAGAGTCTGATCAAGCTGGTGGCGGATATCTGCAAGAGAAACGGCATCAAGGAGCTTGTGTGGTCTACCAACAAGGCGGACAGAGTGAACCATCGGGGTGGGTGCAACATGACGGTCCACAGAGACTTCGCGAATAAGTCTTGCCCCGGAACGTATTTGTATAATCGCCACGGTCAGATCGCGGCGGAAGTAAACAAGCTGTTGGGTGCGACAGTGGCGGAGAAGCCCGCGAACGCAACGGTGAAGAAGAACGTGCATTGCACAGGCTACGCCACGCACGGACCGAGTGCAACGTACAACAAGACGTATACCGTGAATGCCTCTGACGGTCTGAACATGAGACAGGCGGCAGGGGTATGGAACGGGAAGATTGTCACGATCCCGAACAAGGCAAAGGTAAGATGCTACGGCTACTATTCCATGGTAGGCAATGCGAGATGGTTATGCGTGGAGTATGAGACCAGCACAACCAAGTATACGGGATTTGTAAACTCTGCGTATCTCAAGTAATGGCGAGGGAATTCGCGGAAGGGTTCTACAACTCAAGAGCGTGGAAAGAATGCAGGAAGGCTTACGCAAAAAGCAAAGGATATTTATGCGAGAGATGTTTGGAGAAAGGAATCTATAAGACGGGAGAGATAGTTCATCACAAGATACATCTAACTCCCGAGAATATCCAGGACCCAAGCGTCTCTCTTGCCTTTGAAAATTTAGAGTTGGTCTGCCGGGACTGCCATGCTATTCTTCACAAGCCGGAGAAGCGATACAAGGTCGATGAGCTGGGAAGGATAGCCCCTATGGAATAATCGGGGTTACGGACGTCAGACACCGGTGGGCGAACTCGATAATTATATATCGCGACGAATTAGGACGAGAAAGGACGACATGGACACAGAAAACTGGATTTTCACATACTACCAGCAAATCAAGAATAATTCTGTGACCGTGGGCCGCTGGATCGTCCTTTTGTACGAGTATATCGTCCACGGTTTGGAGGAAGGCCTGTTCTTCTTCGACCAAAAGAAGGCCGCGGACGCGATCGAGTACATCGAAAACCACACTTTCCACACGGAAGGACCGAAAGCACCGCAGAGGTTCATCCTGGAAACATGGCAAAAGGCTTTTCTGTCCTGCGTTTACGGAATAGTGGACGCGGATGGACACAGACAATTCAGAGAAGTATTTCTCCTGGAGGCTCGAAAGAATGGTAAATCAATTCTTGCCGCCGGGATGGAAAAATATGATTGGCAGAAGGACGGAGGCTTTGGCGCGAGATGTTTCAACGTTGCGCCTAAGTTAGATCAGGCGGATCTGATTTATAACTCCGTTTGGATGATGACCACGCTCGACCCTGAGTGGCAGGAACGGAAGGCGAAGCTTGAACGGGCTAAGAAGTCAAAGCAATTCGGAGACGACCCTGAGCTTGCCAGGCATCGCATGACCGACCTGTACATTCCGGGGACGAACGCAATGGTCAAGAAGATCGCATTCTCCGCCAAGAAGTCCGATGGCTTCAATCCATCGTTCTGTGTGTGCGATGAGATCGCCGCCTGGGAAGGCGACAAGGGCCTCAAACAATACGAGGTCATGAAGTCCGGCATGGGCGCGAGGCCGCAGGCGATCCTGTTGTCCTGCACCACCGCCGGATATGTAAACGATTCGATATATGACGAGTTGATGAAACGATCAACTCGTTTTTTGATGGGCGAATCGAAAGAGAAGAGGCTTCTCCCGGTCCTGTACATGATCGACGACGTGGAGAAGTGGAACGACATCAACGAGCTGAGGAAGAGCAACCCGAACCTTGGCGTCTCTGTTACTGTCGACTATCTTCTCGAAGAAATAGCCATCGCGGAAGGATCACTATCCAAACGGGCGGAGTTCTTAACCAAATATTGCAACATCAAACAGAACTCGTCCCTGGCATGGCTGCCATCGAAGGTGGTCGAGACCGCTTCCGGCTCTTCGCTGGAGCTGAAGGACTTCGAGAATACTTACTGCGTCGGCGGCATCGACCTATCTCAGACTCGCGACCTTACGGCCTGCACGGCAGTCATCGAGAAGAACGGAGAACTCTATGTTTTCGCTAAGTTCTTTCTTCCGGCTGAAAAAATAGACGAGTGCTCTCAGAGGGACGGAGTTCCATACAACATTTACATCCAGCGCGGACTCCTACAACCTTCCGGGGACAACTTCGTCGACTATCACGATTGCTATAACTGGTTCACTTCCCTGGTGGAAGAACACAAGATCTATCCGCTACAGATCGGATACGACCGTTACTCGGCCCAGTACTTAGTCCAGGATATGCAGGCCTATGGATTCCATATGGACGATGTCTTCCAGGGCGAGAACCTGTACGGGGTCATCCAGGAAACACAAGGTTTACTGGAAGACGGGAAGATCCACATCGGGGATAACGACTTATTAAAGGCGCACCTTTTGAACTGCGCGATAAAAATGAGTACGGAACGAGGCAGAGGAAAGCTTATTAAACTTTCCCCGTCTCTCCACATAGATGGAGCCGCGGCATTGCTTGACGCGATGACCGTTCGGCAGAAATGGTATGCCGAGATCGGCGACCAACTCAAGAACGAGGGATAAACCTATGGGATTGTTTGACAAGATCTTCGGCAACAGACCGAAGCCAAGAGGGCGATATGAAGAGGCCTTCAAAATGCTGAACGGATACACTCCACGCTTCACTTCCTACGGTGGCGAAGTGTACGAGATGGAGCTGATCCGGTCGGCTATCAACGCGAGAGCGACCAATATCTCGAAGCTGAAGGTCGAGATCGACGGAACGGCGCGTCCGGCTCTGAGGGCAAAGATGAAACACGCCCCGAATGAATTCCAAACATGGAGCCAGTTCTTATATCGGCTCTGCACGATTTTGGACGTTCACAACACGGCTTTTATCTGCCCCATTTACGACGAGTACGGAGAGCCGTCGGGGATATTCACACCACTGCCTCAGAGATGCGAAATCGTCCAGTTCGGCGGGGTGCCGTATCTGAGATACGAGTTCGCGAATCATGAGAAGGCGGCCGTGGAGTTAGCCTATTGCGGACTGATGACAAAGCACCAATACAAGAGCGACTTCATGGGCGAATCGAACCACGCGCTTTTCCCGACCATGGATCTGATCCACATCACCAACCAGGGCATCGAGGAAGGCGTGAAGAGCGCGGCGACCTATCGATTCATGGCCCAGCTTTCCAACTTCGCGAAAGAAGAAGATCTCGCGAAAGAACGGAAGCGGTTCACCGCCAAGAACTTCCGACGCGAGTCTGAGGGTGGCGGTCTCTTATTGTTCCCGAACACCTATCAGAACATCAAGCAGATCGACGTCAAGCCGTGGGTCGTGGACGACAAGCAGATGGAGATCATCCGGAAGAACGTCTTCGAGTACTTCGGCGTCAATGAGGACGTCCTGCAGAACAAAGCTTTCGGCGACGCCTGGTCAGCCTTCTATGAAGGCGCGATCGAGCCGTTTGCCATCCAGTTCTCCGAAGTAATGACGAAGATGCTCTTCACTTTGAGAGAGCAGTCTTCCGGGAACGCGGTACACGCTACGGCGAACCGGCTCCAGTATCTAAGTAACGCCGATAAGCTGAATGTATCTTCTCAGATGCTCGACAGAGGCATCATGAGCATCAACGACGTCCGCGAGATATGGAACCTTCCGCCTGTTGAGGACGGAGATGTCCGGATCATCCGCGGCGAATATTACACAACTGACGAAAAGGTGGGCGAAGAATGAAAGAGATCAGAAGCTTCGAGTTTGAAGTGAGAGCCGAGCAGAATGACAAAGGTTCGGTCATCACCGGCCAGCCGATCGTCTACGACGAGCGCACCAATTTGGATTGGTATGACGAGATCATAGACGACGGAGCACTCGCGGAGACGGACCTCAGAGACGTCCGTTTCTTAGTTAACCATAACACCGACATGATTCCGCTGGCACGTTCGAGAAACAACAACGCAAACTCGACTATGCAGATGGAAGTCATCGAAGGCAAGGGCATGGCCATCCGTGTGAATTTGGACACGGAGAACAATGCCGATGCAAGAAGCCTTTACTCAGCGGTCGAGCGTGGAGACATCTCCGGAATGTCTTTCATGTTCGTCGTTGATAAAGATAGTTGGGACGACGTGGACACTGATCACCCGACGAGACACATCAGAAGCATCTCCAAGGTGTTCGAGGTATCTGCCGTGACGTTCCCCGCGTATGAAGCCACTTCTATCCAGGCACGAGGCCTGTCTGAAGCACTGGAGAGTGCCAAGACTTCACTGGAGAGTGTAAGAGCCGAGCAGAGGAAGAGAGAAGAGAAGAAATTACGCATTAAAATCCTTTTGGAGGTATGACATGGACTTCAAAGAAATGTCTGTTGACCAGTTAGAAGAGAGAAAGGCCGCCATTGCGACGGAAATCGACGCGCCGGAGGCTGACCTCAACGTACTGGAAGAAGAGATCCGCGGCATCAACGCGGAGCTGGAGGCCCGCAAGGCCGAAGAAACCAAGAAAGCCGAGATCCGCGCCGCCGTGGCGATGGGTCAGGGCGAAGTAATCGAAAAACCCACTGAAGAAAGGGAAACAAAAATGAGCGAAGTAGAAATCCGCAATTCCAAAGAGTATATCAACGCTTACGCTGAGTACATCAAGTCCGGCGATCCGGCTGAGTGCCGCGCTTTGCTGTCTGAGAACGCTCAGAATGGCACCGTTGCCGTTCCTGACTATGTCTATGAGATCACCAAAACGGCTTGGGAGCGTGAAGGAATCATGTCCCGCGTTCGCAAGTCCTACATCAAAGGCAATCTGAAGGTCGGCTTCGAGATCTCCGGTTCTCCGGCTCAGACCCATGCAGAAGGCGTAGCCGTAAACGAAGAGACCCTTGTTCTCGGCGTTGCCGAGCTGGTTCCGCAGTCCATCAAGAAGTGGATCTCCGTCTCTGACGAGGCCATGGACCTGCGCGGAACTGAGTTCCTGGACTACATCTACGACGAGCTGGCTTATCGCATCGCGAAGAAAGCCGCTGACATGATGGTCGCCCAGATCCTGGCCACCGATGCAACTGGTTCCGATTCCGTTCCGGCCCAGGCTATCGTCACCGCGAACGCCATCGCCATGGGCACTGTCGCCCTGGCTATCGCGAACCTGAGCGATGAAGCTGCCAACCCGGTCCTGATCATGAACAAGCTCACCTGGAGCGAATTCAAGCGTGTCCAGTACGCCAACGGTTACGGTGCTGATCCGTTCGAGGGCCTGCCTGTTGTCTTCAACGACACCATCCCGGCATTCTCCGCCGCTTCCACTGGCGACACCTATCTGATCGTAGGCGACCTTGATCATGGCGCGCTGGCTAACTTCCCGGCTGGTCAGGAGATCACCTTCAAGTATGACGATATGACCCTTGCGACTCAGGATCTCGTCCGCATCATCGGCCGCGAATTCGTCGCCCTGGGCATCGTTGCACCGAAGTCCTTCGTCCAGGTTCAGAAGTGAGGTAAACAATGACGGTAACGACCGAATTGATAGCGGCCGCTAAACTGGCGATGCGGATCAAGACCGAGGTCTTTGATTCACAGATCAGCGACCTACTCAACGCGGCGATGCTTGATATGGGCGTTGCCGGAGTTGAGACGGCCACCGTTGATCCCTTGGTGAGACAGGCGGCCATCACCTACACGATGATGCACTTCGGAGAACCGGACGAATACGACCGCTTAAAGAGAAGCTACGACGAGCAAAAAGCACAGTTAGCGACCTGCACAGGATACACGGAATGGAGTTGATGGCATGGACAGGTCTACAGTGATCGGACTGATCAGCGAAAGCTATGCCAAAGATGAATACGGAGTATCCAGGAAGACCACATCCAAAAGAGAGGTCTTCGCACAGGTCGATTCTGTCACTCGAAACGAGTTTTTCGAGGGCGGCCGGAACGGTCTGAATCCGGAATATGAGTTCCGTCTTCTTTCAGAGGAATATGAAGGCGAAAGAGTCGTATCCTACAAAGGCAAAAGATACGCTGTTTACAGAGTATACGAAGCCAGGAACGACATCATAGAGCTTTACGCCGAGAGAGAGGGCGGAACCAATGCCTAAGATCAAATCGATAAACCTCGAGAGCGCGGTCGAGAAGATCCTCAAGGAATACGCCGAAACCACGACCGAACTGACCAAAGACGCCGTCAAAGAGGTGGTCAAAGTCGGAGCGAAAAAGGTCAGGGAAAACGCAAGCGTATTTAATGGCACAGACTACGCCAAAGGATGGACGTCTCTCGTAGAGGAAGGCAGGTTATCCGCCCAGGGGGTCATTTACAACTCTAAACTGCCGGGACTGCCTCACCTGCTCGAAAAAGGCCACGCGAATCGAGACGGAGGGCGAACGAACGGGGTCGCCCACATATCGCCCGTTGAGGACGAACTCGAAGAGTTAATCATGCAGAAGATTGAGGAGGGGTTAGGATGACGCGACAAGAGGTCAAGTCCATGGTCGAATCGATCGGCCTGGCATATGACTACTACCAGTTTCCCGAGGGAACAGCTCAGCCCTGCCCTTTCCTCATTTTTTACTATGGTACATCGAACGATCCTTTCGCGGACAACTCTAATTATGCTTCGATCACGAATCTTGTGATCGAGCTCTACACTGACGCTATCGACTTTTCGCTCCAGGCTGACATTGAAGCGGCCTTAAAAGCGAACGGTCTGACCTACACCCGGTCGGAGGAATACATCGACTCCGAACGGATGCACATGACTACATACGAAAGCGAGGTCTTAATAAATGGCTAAGGTAAGATATGGCTTATCCAACGTTTATTATGCCAAGGCCACCATTGCCAACGATGGCACGGCCACCTATGAGACTCCCGTGGCTATTCCGGGAGCCGTCAACCTGACGCTTGATCCCGAGGGAGAATCCAACGTCTTCCGCGCGGACAATATCAACTACTATACATCCACCGCCAACAGCGGATACACCGGCTCTATTGAGTTCGCGATCGTTCCGACCTCTTTCCGCACCGATATCCTTGGCGATATCGAGCACACCGACAAGGTGGTCTATGAGAACGCAGACGCGGCGACTCAGCCCTTCGCCCTGATCGCTCAGATCGAGCAGGACGACGGCGTTCCGGTCAAATTCGTTTGGTACAACTGCACAGCGGCCCGTACCTCCACCAATGCTGAGACCACCGGCACCACGATCGAGCCTACCACCGAGACTCTTGACCTGACCGTTGGCATGATCAAGAATACCACTCTGAACAAGAACATCGTCAAGGCTTATTGCGAGGATTCTTCCGCGACATCGTACAACACCTGGACGACCGAAGTGCATCAGCCGGCTTAACAAAATCGCGGAGGAAGACATGGAGAGACTTATCAACATCGACGGCATCGGGGTGCCTTTTAAGGCCTCCGGTGCCACTCCGCGAATCTACCGCGGAGTAACTGGAAGAGATTTATTTACAGACTTGGCAAAGCTGGAAAACGTGAAGACATTCACTCCCGAGTTATTGGAGGTCTATGAGGATTTAGCCTATACCATGAGGAAGCAGGGCAACGATTCCCTTGGAGAAGAGAAAGAAAAGGACTTTCCTTCCACTCCGGACGAGTGGCTTGATACGATCGGAGTCCTTGATATATACGATATCCTTCCACAGCTTATCGAGTTGTGGCGGGACAACGAAAAAACAACCGTAGAAGCAAAAAAAAACAACCCTCGTCAAGCAGACAACTGACGACGGCATTGTTTTATCTGAGATGTTTGCAGACAGGCCTTAGTCTGACGGAGACCGACCTTCTCACAGTGGGAGAGATCTTCGACATGATCATCGAATCTTCCAACGACCACACAGAAGGGGAAGAGGTCAGGAACGCGACTCAGGAAGACATCGAAAGGTTAAAGAGAATGTAAGGGGGATGTGAATGGCATCGAAACGGATACAGGGTATCACCATCGAGATCGATGGCAATACTCAAAAGCTAAACAGTGCATTAAAAGACGTTGATCGTCAACTGTCCTCGACGCAGTCTCAGCTAAAAGATGTCGAGAAGCTTCTGAAGCTGGACCCGAAAAACACCGAACTGTTGAGCCAAAAGCAAAAGCTGTTGACGGAAGCCATCGGCGGGACTAAGGACAGGCTGGCCCAGTTAGAGAAGGCCCAGGCGGATCTCGCAAAGAGAGACTCCACCCCGGAGGTCGCAAAACAGCAAGAGGCTTTACAGCGCGAGATCATCGCGACAAAGAAGCAGTTAGAAGGCTTCGAGGACGAACTGAGCAAGGTCCCGTCTAAAGCTTCTTTAGCGTTTAATTCCATCGGCGAAGGATTGGACAAAGCAGGGCAAAAGATGTCCTCCGTCGGCGATGGAATGACCAAATACGTTACCGCTCCAATTGTTGCGGCAGGAACCGCGGCGGTCGCGGCGTTCGGTGAAGTCGACAACGCGATGGATACGGTCCTAAAGAAGACCGGAGCCACAGGGGAAGCCCTCGAGGGAATGCAGAAAACGGTCGAGAATTTGGCGACAACGATCCCGACAGACTTCGACACCGCCGCGAACGCGGTCGGCGAGATCAATACGAGATTCGGATTGACCGGGCAGGAGCTGGAGGATCTCTCCGCCCAGTTCATCAAATTCGCGGATTTAAATAATACGGACGTATCTTCTTCCGTCGATAAGACCCAAAAATTGATGGCGGCCTTCGGCGTTGAGACAAAAGACGCCGGGAAGATCCTGGACGTTCTGAATTCCACCGGACAAAAAACCGGCATCAGTATCGATAAATTATCGGATCTGTTGGTGACCAACGCGGCCACCCTGTCCGACCTGGGGCTGAATGCAGCCAGTGCGGCGGACTTTTTGGGAGCCGTGGAGATGTCCGGCGCGGATACGTCTGTCGTCATGCGCGGCCTTCAGACTGCCTACAAAAAGGCGGCAAAGGACGGGAAGACCTTAAATCAGGCGTTGAAGGAATTCTCGATCTCGATGCAGTCTAATAAATCCGACACCGAAAAGGCCCAGGACGCCATTGAGTTGTTCGGAACCAAAGCAGGTCCGGCTATTAAAAAGGCCATGGACGAAGGGACATTATCCCTGGATGGAATGGCGGAATCTTTGGACGCCGTGGCCGGAAACGTCGAGAAGACCTTCGAGGGGACTTTGGACGGCGTGGACAATTGGAAAATGGCCATGAACGAGGTCAAGCTGATCGGCGCGGACATCGGCGGAATCCTTAGTGAATTTGCCGGGCCGATCCTGACAAAGGTCAGAGACGCATTGACCAAAGCCCGGAACGCATGGAGGGGCTTATCCGACGACCAGCAAGACAATATCATCAAGATCGCCGGAATAGTGGCGGCCATGGGTCCCGCCCTGACACTGGTCGGCAAAATGACCAGCGCGGTCGGGTCCTTGTCAAAAGGCATCGGCCTACTGATCGCCCATCCCGTCGCGGCGGCATTCATCGGCGGCGCGGCCGCCATTGCCGGAGTCACGATCGCATTAAAGAACGCCGGAGACGCCGGGGACCGATATCTGCAGGAAACGGTCGGCCTCAATAAAGAGATGCGCGAGAACATCCGGAATATTGAGGACCTGAAAGCGGCCTATGATGAATCCGCCACCGCAAAGAATGAGGCCATCGACGCCACATCGGCAGAATACGATCATCTGCAGGACCTGGCGGAAGAATACGACACTTTAATAGATTCCAACGGCAAGGTCAAAGAAGGCTATGAAGACCGGGCCGAGTTTATTATGACCACCCTTTCGGAATCGTTAGGAATCGAAAGGGACAAGCTGCAGGCCATCATCGACAAGAACGGGGAGCTGACTTCCTCCATCGATGCCGTCATTGAGAAGCGCAAGGCGGAAGCGGTCCTTAACAAATTACAAGACGAGTATTCGGATGCGATCATTAAGTCCGCCGACGCATACGACGAGTTAGTAAAGGCGGAGGCCAACTATCAGACCGCGCATAAAAAGGTCGTTGAATTAGAGAAACAGCGGAACGAGATCCAAAAGCTCCAAAACCAATTTATCCAAGAAAACGGTTACGCTTCGGCAGAATACGCCGACCAGTTGAACGATCTGAGAGTTGATCTGGAATATGCCACCAACGCGGAGAACGAGATGAGCGACGCTCTGACCGCCGCAGAGGAAACCTATAACGGCTATCAGAGCACGATCAAAAACTATGAAGGCCTCTCCGCGTCCATAATTGGAGGCGATACGGAATCAATCAGTCGCTCTCTCGAAGCCATGCGGATGGACTTTAAGACAACCGAAACAGCCACAACGCAAACGCTGAAGGCACAGAGGGACAAACTGAACACCGAATACCAGGCGATGAAAAAAGACGTGGAGGCAGGTTCCAAAAACGTAACCCAGGCAGACCTTCGCGAAAAGGCATACTGGCTGAGACAAGCGCAGTTAGAATACAACAAGTCAACAGCGGCGGCAAGGGAAGCGGCACGGTCTACAACGTCAACATATGCCAATCAGATCGCCCAGGGGCGAAGCAGGGCACAAGAGGCGACGCGCTCCGTAACGGGCGGCGTTAAAACCGTTTTAGACGGAGCAAGATATGACGCGGAGCGGTCCGGTTCGGCGTTCGTTGATGGATTTATAAACAAGATCAACGCCGGATATTGGCGGGCACAGAATGCGGGCCGTAAACTTGGCGGAGGAGCTGCAAGCGGACTGGATGGCCGATTGTTGGTCAATTCGCCGTCCAAAGTCACGGCAGAAACGGGTAAATGGTTCGTTGAAGGTTTCGCCCAGGGCATCGAAAAAGACGCGCATTCAGCGATCACTGCGGCCTCCAATATGGCCGGAGCATCCGCAAACGCATTGAATCAACAGGCACAGGCCTCCGTTGTAGCGGCGAATCCGTACAACGACGGCGGGATCGTCGGCGCGTTCCGTTCAGCTATGAGCGGCATGAAAGTCATATTGGACGACGAGGTGGCCGGCGCGTTTGTTGAGGATACCGTATCGAGAGCGGTCTATCAATTCTAAGGGAGGGAACTATGTACGTAATTATCAACGGGGTATCATCGGATACCATCCAGGGCTTGCAGGTTCTCTCCCTGCCGCCTATCACGAAACCAAAGATGCGGCGGCAGGTGGACACGATAGACGGCCGGGCGGGGGATATCATCACCGAACTGGGCTATGAAGCATACGACAGAACCATAACGGTGCTTTTACATCACAACTATGATTTAGACGCCATCACGGCATTTTTCAACACGAGCGGCGAGATCATCTTTTCCAACGAACCCGACAAAAAGTATTATTTCCGGTTGTTGGAAAAAATCGATTATGAACGGGCGGTGCAATTCAAGACCGCAAACATCACGTTCCATGTTCAGCCTTATAAATACCCGGCAAACGAGACGCCGCTGACCGTATCCACCACAGCCTGGGAAGGCACAGACTACGATCAGACTCCCTACATCTTCCGAGCAGTATCTGATTCCTCCGTAGAGGTTGGAAACAGAGAAGTCATAGAACAGATAACAGGTGGAACGGTGGCGTGGAATCAGCTGATAAAGGATGAGTGGATTACCGGTAGCACAACATCTTACGGACTAACTATCACCAACAACGGAGACGGCACAGTTACAATCAACGGAACAGTCACGGACAAGGGTAGTTTGGGGACTCCCATCTATGTTTATATCAATAGCTCGGCTGGAACAAGCTTTTTCCATTGCATAAAAGACCATAAGTATCTTTATCTTGCGCCAAAACTCCCGGACGGAGTATCTGGATATAACGTACTGTCGGGGAGTACGTCTGCTATGGGTTATAAGTTTAAAAACGGCTCAGCAATCTTTAATTGTTTGCAGACTGCAGATACCTACGCTTTCGGCAGACTCGAACAAATACAAAATGGTGCAACGTTTAATAAATACAAGTATTATTTCCGCCTCTTCGACCTCACCCAAATGTTCGGAAGCACCATAGCCGATTATATTTATTCCTTAGAGCAATCCACCGCAGGAGCAGGAGTAAGCCTTTTTAAGTCTTTATTCCCGAAAGACTATTATGCTTACAATAGTGGCGAGTTGATGAGCGTTAAGACGAGCGCACACAAGACCTATGATGTAGACGATAACGCATTAGGCACCTACCCACTCTCCAACATCGAACTCCGAGGCATTCCCAAATTAGTAAACAACAAAATCCAGTATGATGGAGACGTCTATAAAGCGGATGGAAATGTGACGAGAAGATATAAACTATATACCTACAATGGGACAGAGGGAGGATGGATAACGCCTTCTGCGACGGGAGTAAAGTATTTTCAAAACCAAAATAATTATTCAGAGTGGAATACGCCAGGCGTCTTGCCGGGCGAAGCTATCGTCAACAATTACATCAGGTGCAACATGGATGTGCTTCATTCGTATTATTGGCTTGATAGTGGGAATTATGGAATCGCCATCGGTTATGGACTGCGTTTCGGAACCTCTTCTGTAAACCCTGACACAATGAGTCTTGCAGAATTTAAGACGTGGCTTTCCACCCATCCGATACAACTTGTTGCAGAGATAAAGT